TGGCATTAGCCCAATGGCATCATTCAAGCTGATTATTACGACCCCACTTTTCGATAACGAGGGCAACCTCAATGGAATAGAAGATTTTGTATGTGGCGTGTTCGCCAAGCTTGCTGCATCTTCTTTGACCTATAATGTAAGCGCAGTCAGTGCGCCTAGTGTTCTCAATGCTGCTTCGGGAGACCTTCTCAGCTGCGAGATGTCCGTATCAATCCTAACAAGTTGGAGTTAATATGTCCGAGTGGGAACAAGAGAACGAAGCCTTCCTGAAAAAAATTGGGCAGGTTAGCACACCAACACCAAAGCCAGCATCTACTAAGAAAGACGAGGAATAATCCTAATGGCTGTATTTCTAAATAACAATGTAGGCGTTAAGATTAACACTGTTGATCTTTCTGACCATGTAACAGCAGTAACAATCAATCGTTCATTTGATGAGCTAGAAGTCACTGCAATGGGCGACACAGCACACAAGTTCGTTAAGGGCTTGGAAGCATCTACTGTAACTATTGATTTCCTAAACGACACAGCGTCAGCCAATGTCCTTGCAACACTTCAAGCTGCATGGGGAACAACAGTTACATGTGTATTCCTACAGACAAAGGGAACAGCAGTATCTGCTACTAACCCTCTATACACTGTTTCATTGCTAGTCAATAACACTACAGACATCAATGGTGCTGTAGCAGACATTGGCACTATGTCAATCACATTTACTGCTAACTCAACAGTTGCAGTGGCAACTACAGGCACATTCTAAACAATTAAACAAGGGGGCTAACCATGGCAAAACTTAAGATAGTTCGAACAGATGAAAGCGTTATCGAAGGCGAAATTACTCCAGCAGTGGAGTACGCATTCGAGTTGCATCACAAGGTAGGATTTCATCGTGCTTTTCGTGAGCAAGAAATGCAAGGAATGCTCTATTGGTTGTCATGGGAAGTAATACGCAGATCAGGTGAAACTGTTAAGCCCTTTGGGATTGAGTTTATCGAGACACTTAAGAGTGTTGAGGTACTTGACTCAGACCCTTTAGCTTAAAGCGCGATTATCCATTCACCTATTTAATAGCTCGATTGAGCATTAGATTGGGAATCGCGCCACAGCAGTTATTAGATTTAGACCCAATAATGCTTCAAGCCTTGTTGCAGGGTCTCAAAGATGAAGCAAAGGAGAGTCAAGATGCCAGTAAGCGTAAAGGGCGGTATTGAACTCCGTAAGGCTCTACGCGCTTATACTCCAGACCTTGCTAAGCAAATGCCAAAAGAGATTGCAACAGCCTTAAAACCTGTTGTGAAGGTCGCTAAAGGCTATCTCCCAGACAACGGCTCAATCCTTAGCGGATGGCGCACACGCGAGAATTACACTGGCAGATTCCCGCTCTATGATGCCAGCACAGCTAAGCGAGGCATTTCTTACAAGACCACTCCATCTAAACCTAACAACAGAGGGTTTAGATCATTAGCGCGTTTATTTAACAAATCCGCAGCTGGTGCTATTTATGAAACTATGGGTCGCAAGACTCCATCTAGCCAATTCGTTCAGAATCAAAACAATAAATATGCAGGTGAGTTCAAGGGTCAGAATAAAGACCGCGGGCGCGTTCTATTTCGTGCGTATGAAGAAGATAGAGGCGCAGCTCGTGATGGTGTTCTAAGAGCTATTGAAAAGGCCAGCAAAGACTTTAAGAAGGCAACCGCATGAGCATTATTATTGATGTCGCAGCAGAATTCACTGGCAAGAAAGCCTTTAAGCAAGCTGAAAGCGCAACCGATAAACTTACCAAATCTGCTAAAAGTTTAGGCAGAACTTTAGGCATAAGTCTAGGTACAGCAGCCATTCTTGGTTATGCAAAAGCTTCAGTTAGAGCAGCAGCAGAAGACCAGAAGGCACAGCAACAACTTGCGTTGGCTCTAAAGAATGTAGGACTTGAAAGAACCGCAGCATCGGCTGAGACTTATATCCAAAGACTGCAAAGTGAATTTGGCATTGTTGATGATCTACTTCGCCCTGCTTATCAAGGCCTAGCGGTAGCAACCCGCGATTCTGCCGAATCACAAAGATTACTTAATCTTGCGTTAGATATTTCAGCATCAACTGGTAAAGACTTAGGGGCAGTCACAACCGCCTTAAGTCGTGCCTTTTTAGGAAACAACACTGCACTTTCTAAATTAGGTGTAGGAATATCTAAGGCAGACCTTAAAACTAAATCTTTCAAAGAAATTACAGATGATTTAAGCCAAACTTTCAAGGGTTCAGCTAAAGCAGCCTCAGATACTTTTGCAGGATCAATAGCAAAGCTAGGTGTGGCTTCAGCCAATGTTCAAGAAATTATAGGCATTGGCCTCATTGATTCCTTAAAAACTCTAGGCGGTAACACAACTGTTAATGACCTTGCAGACGATATGGAAAGAGCTGCAACTAACTTAGCCGATTTCTTGCGTGGCTTAGCACAGATTGGCACATTCGAAATAAGTGGCAAAACAAAGTCTTTCTTTGAATTATTGCTTACACCATTTCAGCGTTCATTTTCCGCTGGCCCATTAGGAGCAATTACAAGAATTGGCGCAACTTCCCGTAGAGCCAGTGAAGTAGGTGCGCAAAAGAACCCAATTCAATCAGGCTCATATTTAACTAATCAGACTAAAATAACTAAACTTACTATAGCCCAGACTAAAGCAGCTCAAGATCAGTTAAAATTGGCTAAGGCTAAATCAATCTTTGACCTACAAAAAATCCAGATTGAGGCAGCCTTAAAGGGCAAGATTTCAGAAGAAGATCGTATTCGTCTAAAACTTATGCAGGCTATTGAATCTGAAAACATAAGCCAGATTGAGAAATACACAAAACTGCTTGACGATGCTCAGAAGAACACAGAAAAGTTAGTCAGTACCCTTGCAGGCATCAAGCCTCTCGATGATATTTTTAAGAACTTTAACTTTATGTCTGTGAAACAGCAATTAGATACACTTGAAGGTTATTTTAAGTCTTTTGTTGGGTCAGCAGCTTCTGCATTCAATGCTTTAGGTGCATCACAAAGAGCAGCACTTGGTGGTTTTGTACCATTTACAGGGGCAACTAACGCATCTTTGGGCATTACATCTACTGGCGGAGCTACAACATCAATGCCATCAACAGTCGGGTTAGGCAAAACTGGTACAGGCAATCAACTCCCAGCAGGCGTAACCATTGCAACAACTGTAAATACAGGTATTGGAGACCCAGAAACAATAGCCCGCGCTGTTGAAGATGTTATTCGACAAGCTGTTGGGCGTGGAACATCGAGTTTGCTGCTACCAGTATGACATGGCTTCCAGAATGGCGTATCACGGTAGGCACTACTGTTTATACAAATGTAACCTCTGTTAATGTTACTACGGGTCGCATTGACATTGATCGGCAATGTCAAGCAGGTTATGCCCGTATGGACATTATCAACCCAACCAATGCTCTTTTTGACATTGATGTAACCGATTCCTTAACCCTAGAACTTAAAGATAGTGCTGGTGTATATGTGCCTGTTTTTGGTGGCACAGTCTCAGACTTTAGAACCTCAGTCAGAAGCCCAGAAGAAACTGGCTTTGTCACAATTGGCTCAATACTTGCAGTAGGAGCATTGGCTAAATTACCTAAAGCTATTTACACAGCAGCAGTAGCCCATGACTTAGATGGTGAGCAGATTTCTATTATTCTTCAGGATTTATTAGTTAATGAATGGATAGAAGTAGCACCTGCTCTACAGTGGTATAACTACGACCCGACTACCACATGGGCTAATGCAGAAAATGTGGGCTTAGGCGAAATCGATGCTGGGCTATATCAAATGGATAATCTCAGCGCAGCAGACCGCAACACACAGACCTTAGTGACTCAGATAGCCGACAGCGCACTAGGTCTGCTCTATGAGGACAAACAAGGGCGCATTGCCTATGCTGATGCGGATCATAGAAGCAACTATTTAGCAACTAACGGCTCAACCCAGTTAGATGGCAATTACGCAACTCCATCAAGCGTTAAGTCCATTCTACAAATTGGCAAGATTCGCAATAGTGAAATTGTGCGCTATGGCAATGACTACAACCACACCTATTCAGCTACAGACGATGCTTCCATTACTACTTATGGTCGCTATCAAAAGAGCTACGATTCCAACATCCGTTACCTTGCAGATGTCGAGGATATTGTAGAGCGAGACTTAGCCTTGCGCTCGACACCTAGAACACAGCTTGACCAGATTACTTTTAGACTCGATAACCCAACAATGCCATCTGCCCAACTAGACGACCTTATCAACCTGTTTTTTGGCGAGCCAGT